ACTGAATTATTGCCTGCAACTCGTTACTACACGCCTGACAACTGGTGGATTCTTCCCATTGATGACTTTGTGAGCATTACACAACTTGCAACTGATGATTTTTTTGATCAAAACTACTCAACTATTTGGAATATCTCAGATAGAATGTTTGAGCCTGTCAACAACCCTTCCCGTGGATGGCCACGCAACCGCATTTTGGCAATCGGTTCCTATGTTTTCCCACAATTATTGCCGCAATCTGTTCGCGTTAAAGGTGTATTTGGCTGGTCTGAAGTGCCTTACGAGGTAAAGACTGCAGCAAAAATTCAAGCCGCACGCCTGTTTCTGCGTAATCAGTCACCTTTTGGTATTGCTGGCAACACAGATTTGGGAACAGTGCGCTTGGCTGCAAAGCTAGATGCCGATGTTGAGGCGCTACTGCGCCCCCTACGCAAGAACAATGGCTTGGCCGTATAATGTTGCCAAGTGAGGTTAGAAACGGCTTAAAAGCCAACCTAGAGACTATTAAAGGGATGCGCGTTTATGAACTCATCCCTACGGTGCCAGTTGCCCCTGCGGCCATTGTCGGCCAATTAGATTTTACTTTTGATTTGAATAATGCCCGTGGTTTAGACCAGGCAAACCTTGATGTTGTTGTTTTGGTTCAGCGTTTTACAGAGCGTACTGCTCAAAACGATCTTGATAAGTACCTTGCAGGAAGCGGGGCTTACTCAATCAAGGCAGCAATTGAATCTGATTTAACTCTTGGTGGGGCTTGCAATACTTTGCGTGTCACATCAGCCGAAGCGGGTAATTACGCATCAGGTGATATTGAGTTTCTTTCATACCGTTACCGTCTCACCGTTTGGGGATAAGGAGAAAAATGAGCTACACAGTTACCTCAGATAAATTTGAGGCGAAGAAAAAAGGCGAAACAATTACAGACAAAGAATTGCTTGAACTAGGACTGAACGCAGATGCCCTAGTTGCAGGTGAACATCTCAAGAAAACAGTAACAACTAAACCAGCAACAGTAGAGGAAACAAAATAAATGGCCCGTATAGTCCTAACAGATGCTTCAGTTGTAATCAACGGCATCAATCTCAGCGAGTTTATTACGAGTGTGGCACTTTCAACAAGCGAAGATGTGGTTGACACTACAGGTATGGGTTCAGCAGGGGCGCGTACGCGGCAGAGTGGCCTTGCTGATAATTCAGTTACATTTGAATTTAATCAAGATTATGCAACATCTGCACCTGAAGTAACAATCAATGCAGTTGGTTCATCACTTGTTGGAACAAATGTAACTTGTGTAGTAAAGCCAACATCAGCAGCAGTAAGTGCAAGCAACCCTAGCTTTACATTTTCGGCCGTTGTGGCCGAATGGCAGGCCGTTTCAGGCGCGGTCGGTGAGTTAGCCACGATTTCTGCAACTTGGCCGATCTCAGGCGTAATCACAAAGGCGGTTTAATAGATGCCACGCTTAGTATTAACAAATGCTTATGTCGTATTTGCAAGCAATGACATTTCGCAATATGTAACTTCAGTGTCTCTTTCAACATCATACGATGTTATTGACACCACAGGTATCTCAACTACAGGTGCAGCTCGCACCCGTTTGGCTGGCCTTGCAGACAATAGCCTTACTATTGAGTTCAATCAAGATTATGCAGACAATGCACTTGAAGAACTAATCAACGGAACCACCACAACAAATGGAAGTGTTGGTTTGGTTGTAGCAATGGAAATTCGCCCAGTTAACACTACAGTTAGCGCAAGCAATCCGAAATTTACCTTCAACGCGCTTGTGGCCGAATGGCAGGCCGTTTCAGGTGCCGTGGGCGAGTTGGCCAGCGTAAGTGCGACTTGGCCGATCTCAGGTCCAATTACAAAATCAATCACACCGTAATCTACTAAGGGGGAAAAGATGGATGGATTATCAATTAAGGTAAAAACAACTGATGGTGTTGAGGCCTCTTACAAGTTAACGCCTCGCATCATTGTTGCATTTGAACAAAACTTTGGTAAGGGTATGCCTCATTTACTGGGGCAGGAACAAAGAGTTGAACACATCTATTGGCTTGCTTGGAAATGCCAGCAAGTTGATGCTCAAAATAATGGTGGAACACCAGTAAAACTTTTTGGTCCAGAGTATTTAGACAGTATCGTTTCGGCCGAATTGGATGCTGATAGTTCTTTCGAATCCACCGCAACAGCCTAACCTACACGGTTGCTGCGGTGGCCTGCGAAACTGGTATTTCTCCAATTGATCTACTAGATGCACCCGAAGGTATTTTTGAAGCAATGACGATTTACTTAAAGGAACGAGCTAAGGCCAATGGCTGATGATGTAATTGTTTTAACAGGCATCAAAGAAACATTGGATGCGCTTAAAGAGTTTGATAAAGATGCCGTAAAGCGTTTCAACAAGGTTATCAATACTGAACTTGCTGGCGCTCAACGCGATGCTCGCAACATTATTACCGATGAACCACCGATGAGTGGCTGGCGTAAGGAAGATGCTGCCAAAGGCCGCACTCGCGGTGGTCAAGGATGGCCAGGCTGGAACGCTGGCGAAATCAAAAGCAAGATCACAAAGACAAAGGCTCAGGGCAAGGTTCGCAAAGGCGATTACACAACCAGTGCTGGTGCTTTGCTTAACAAATCTGCAGCGGGTTCAATCTTTGAAGTTGCTGGTCGTGTGGCATCAGGTACAAGCCGAATGACTGCCCAATCTTCAAGTGGGCAATTTCTGCGTACTCTTGGCAACAGATTTGGAAAGGCTTCGCGTGTAGTATGGCGTGTTGTTGATAAAGATAGAGCAAGAATTGAAGCAAATGTAAATCGCGCTTTGGAAGATGCAAAAGCGCAATTGCAAAGGGTACTCAATAGAGAGCGAGCATAACAAATGGCAGTTGGCGCAATTGTAGCCCGCATCCTCACTCAGTATTCTGATAAAGGTTCAAAGGCTGCTCAAAAAGATATTGCCACACTTAGTAAAAGTTTTGATGCGTTTGGTAAAAAAAGCGCAAAAGCATTTGGAATTGCAGCAGCAGCATCTGCAGCTTTTGCAATTAAACTTGGCAAAGATGCCGTTCAGGGCGCAATGGAAGATCAGAAACAACAGATTGCCCTTGCTACCGCTTTGCGCAACACAACAGGTGCCACCGATGAGGCTATTGCAGCAACTGTTACTTATCTTGACAAATTAGAATTATTGGTTGGTGTTGATAATAACCAGTTAATTCCTTCTTTGCAGATTTTGACACAGGCAACTAAAGATGTGACCGCAGCGCAACAATTACAGGCTCTTGCCTTAGATATTTCTGCAGGCACAACAAAGGATTTAGGTGCGGTTTCAATTGCGCTTGCAAAGGCCATTGGCGGCAATGTCGGCGCTTTAACAAAACTTGGCGTTCCGCTTGATGCAAATGCAGTAAAAGCAAAAGACCTCGATGCAATTTTGAAGTCTCTTGGGGCAACCTTTAAGGGGCAGGCAGAAAAGCGTGCTGAAACTTTAGAATTTAGGTTAATTAAACTTCAATTAGCATTTAATCAAATTCTTGATAAATTAGGCTATGCACTAATTCCAGTTCTTGAAAAATTTGCTGATGTTGTTAACAGAAAAATCTTGCCCGCAATAAATGATTTTGTTACAACAAATCAAGATAAACTTGTTGCCTCATTCACTTTTGCTGCAAATGCAGCCGTAGCATTATTAACCGCTTCAATCAACTTTGCTAACTGGATTTCAAACAATATGGGCCTTGTTAAGACAATGGGCATCTTAATCGCTGGAATGTTTGTTGTATCAAAGGTTTATGCGATGATTACTGCAGTCAATCTATTAACTGCCGCATTTGTCAGAATGAATGTTGCATTAGGTGCAGGCGCAATTGGTGCCATTACAAAAAGTGCAGCCAAAGGTGGCATATTTGCAACCCTTGCCGCTGCCCTTGCCGCTGGCAATCTCGGTGGCGATTTAGGTGTCAAAATTGCTGAAGCAATTCCTGGAACTAAGGCCAACAGAGCTAAAAATTCAGAGAGCATTTTAAAAAATCCGTCTTTGCTTCCAAAATCACCATCACCAAGCGACATTTTAAGTGGTAAGTTTTCAACAACTTCAACACCTTCAATTGGTGGCACCGATGCACTCTCGGCCTTTCTTGCCGCACTTGCTAAAAATACAGCCGCTATTAAGAAAAACACAAAATCAGTTCAAGACATTGCAACAGAAAACGCAATGAAAGAACTTGCAGCACGCCAAAAGGCGCTTTCAGGTTCAGCTTCAATTGCAATTGGCGGTGGCGGTAAGATTTATAGCACTCGCAACGATGCAGGCAAGATTGATGTAAATGTTTATGCAGGCAATGTGGTCGGCTCAGCCGATGCACTCATTGAGGCAGTTCAAACAGGGCTACAAACTGCAAACCGCCGCAATGGTGGCGGTGGCGGCGGCCCAGGATCAATGTTGATAGTCTGATGCCAGCATTTGACGGAGTAACCTCGCCAAGTATTGCGGTGCAGTTTCTTAAAAGTGGAACTTGGACTTCAGTAACTACATCTGATGTTGTTCAAATTGACATTCGCCGTGGCCGTGAGCGTGCAGATTTACGCGATCAGGCAGGCTTTTCAAGTATTGTTTTTAACAACACCAGCGGCATCTATGACCCTGACAACACAAGCGCTTCAAGTCCGTGGGTTGTTGGCGGTGTCAGCATCCTTCGTGATGGCTTGCAAATGCGCATTGTGGCTACTTGGAACTCAACGGCATATCCATTGTTTTATGGATTTCTTGAAAACAACTTTACCAATCAGGGCTTCTTGCCAAATGTCACAATGACTTTTTACGATGGCATTGGCTACATTGCAGATGGCTTTGCGCCAGCTTTGGCCGTTGCAGGCAACTCAGAAACTGCAGCAGTTCC